TTTATCCTGCTCTTGAGGGTAAAGATTTCTTTACTGTTGGTATCATACTTGAAAATTTATCAGACGGTAATGGTGACTATATTAAAAGTTGGAATCACGCCAGTCTTTCAAGACCAACACAAACTGAACTGGACAATGCTAGTTAATGGCAAAGCCAACAGCCGCATCTGTACAGGCACAGATTGATACACATGAAGCAGTTTGCGCTGAACGCTGGAAAGAAACAATCCTGCGTATAAAGCGCATTGAACACATTATGATCGGAACTGCGGGAACTACGATTGTTCTGCTTATAGGCATAATAGTAAATGGATGATCCATGTATTCTTGCTGTTTGTCTTTATTGGATCGCAAGGTGACAAGCAATTAGTTAGCAATGATATGTATTTTAAATCGCTAGATGATTGCACATGGTACGCACAAACCCTTCACAAACAGGGATCACAGATAACAGCTTATTGTCTACCAGCTATTGTAGATAAAGATACAAAGGTGTACTGATGGAACCCATTTCTACTGCACTTGCTGGGATTGCTCTGGTTAAAGGGGCTACTGACGCTATAAAAGCGGCTATTGGGACTGCAAATGACATCAGTGAAATCGCTGGATATATCGACAATCTGTTTGATGGTCAAGCACAAGTAAATAGAGAGCGTAATAAACGATCTGGTGTTGGTGCTATGGATGGCATTGGCGGCGTAGCATCTGAAATGATCGACGCTAAGTTAGCTCAAGAAAAAATGTATGAAGTATCAATGTTGGTTGACTTGCGTTTTGGCAATGGTACTTGGAAAAGTATTGTTGAGGAACGAGCCAGACGCATACAAGCTCAAAAAGAACGTGCTAGACAAGCGGCCTTAGAAAAAGCGGCACAACGAAAAGAAATTTTTGATGGCTTGACTATGCTGTTTTATCTAATCATGGGTGTTTTGTTTGTTGGTTTAATTGTTCTGGTTGCTTTTAAAGCTAGTGCGTCTAATCCTAAAATGACAACATGCCGCTTGGCACATACCGAAGTAATAAGCAAAGATGAAGTCATTTGTTTTTATCAAGGCGCAAATAACACACAAGAACAGCACACATCATCACTGCACATAGGTTGCTCACGTTCTTATCAATGTGAATATAACCCTAGACCTTCTGGCTACTCTCTAAAGGGTACGTTAGATAGCATAAAGGATGCGTTAAAATGAGTGTAGAAACATTTCTAAGATGGAAGATACTGCCCCGATTAATGATGTTTGTGATGACAGTTATGTACATCAGAGTTATTGAATGGGGCATTAGCCTAGATGATTTAACTACACAGCAAAGCGCAATGATAAGCGTTGTTTCTGGTGCAATGACAGGGGCTTTCGCAGTCTGGTTAGGCAGTGAAAAATGAAACAGACCGCCACAAAACTAAACGAAGCAAGTGAAATAACAATTCCTTTGCGTAATCTTATTAGTATGATTGCGTTTACTGCTGTTTCTGTTTGGGTTTATTTCGGGCTGACAGAACGGATTAGTTTTCTTGAGCATAACCTTGAGCTTACTATGCAAGAGGTTGAAGAAAATGATAATTGGATAGATGATTTTGAGCCACCTAAATCTGTGCAAGATACTGTGGCAAGGGTACATGATCTTGAGATTGAGTTAGCAAAATTGAAATTATCAATGGAGTTAAATAAATGATACAGGCACTGATACCGATTGTGGGTAACTTGGCTGGCTCTTGGTTACAGGGCAAGGCTGATGAGAAGAAAGCCACCAGTGAAGCCAAGGTAGCCAAGGCCAAAGCAGAAGCAGAGGTAATGAAGGTTGCCGCTACGCATGAAGCTGGCTGGGAAAAGATCATGGCTAAGTCTAGCGACAATAGCTGGAAGGATGAAGCGTGGACTATATTGTTTATAGTTATAATTGCTATGTGTTTTATTCCATTAACCCAGCCTTATGTTGAGCGTGGGTTTGATGCTTTATCTGCTACACCAGACTGGTTTCAGTATGCGGTTTTTGCTTCAATAGGTGCCTCATTTGGAATCCGTGGGCTAAAAGGATTTAAAAAATAAGATGAGGTGACAAACCCCTTTGATCACCCCATCCATGTATATATTAGTTGAGGATTAAAAAAATGAACATAGATATATTGCGTCAGGAAATATCTGATGATGAGGGTTGTGTTAATTCTGTGTATTTAGATCATTTAGGTCTGGAAACTTGTGGTGTGGGTCATCTAATTTTGGAAGGTGAGCCTGAGTATGGTCAGCCTGTAGGTACAGATGTCTCTGAGGAACGTGTGCGTCAGCTATTTGCGCTGGACATTGCTGTAACTATAGAAGATTGCAAGATACTCTACCCGACATGGGATAGCATGAGTGATGAACTACATCACATTCTATGCAATCTCATGTTTAATATGGGTAGGCCGCGCATGTCTAAGTTTAAGAAATTTATTGCGGCTGTAGAAGCAGAGGATTATGAAACTGCTGGGGCTGAGTTAAAAGATAGTAGATACTATAAGCAAGTAACCAATAGAGCAGATCGTTTGATTGCTAGACTTGAGTTGTTGGCGATCCCTATTTAGGTCGCGGATGAGCAGAATGGTACGACTGCTCACCCGCTATGCGATAGGGAGAACCACCTAACTATCGCAGATTAGAATGGTATATCATCATCAATCTGTTTGCTAGATGGTTCATCTTGCGACTCTGCCTCTGCCTCTTGTTTCTTTTGCACTTCTGAAACTCTGAGTGACATATAAGCATTGTCACCTTTCATTTCTTTCCATGCCGCAATGCGCCAGTCTTGATGCAGACCGTCAAGCGGTCCGCTATAATCTGGCTGTTTGTTTTCATCGTTCTTATCTTTGTTTGCAAATAGAACACCAGCACGTTGATATACTTCGATGCGCTTACTGCCATCCTTAGACTCAGCCATGATGAGTGCTACCTGACCTTCATCACCCATGATGTTTAGCTTACCTTGCAGGATAAACTGTTGCTCTGGAAACGGCTTGAAGGCCGCGCCTCTGTTAGTGTTATCGTAATCGTTCATGCTATTTATCCTTTACTAATTTATATTGTGAAACCATACAAAAACCTCTTGGTAAATGTGGTCTCTTTAATTTTATTCTTCGCCTAACAATATTGTGACCATTGGCTCTTGCGTGTCTGATATAAGTAGTAATTGTTTGATATGTTAAACCTGTTTCTTGTACTAGATCGTGTTTGCTTTTGTATCTGCCAGCTATTCTATCTATAAATGGCTTGGAATACTTAGGCTTGCTTTTTTGTTTAGGTTTAACCTGTTCCTTTACAGGCTCTTTCATAGACCATATGAGTTTCTCTAACTTTCGATCTATGTCCATTAGCTTTGCATCTAAAGATGCTATTTGATTTCCGTAAAACATTACCATTCTCCTACAGATTTCTTACCAGCCTTTGAATCGGCGGCGTATTTGTTGCCATCCATCTCGCCAAGAAACACATCGGCATTGAATCCTAGATGTGACATAGCCTTGGTAAGACCATCGGTGATTGCCATCTTGGGTGCGTCCTCTGCCATCCTGCCTTTGGCAGAGTCAAAGAACTTTCTGCATCCAGAGAAAGGTCCGAAACAGTTATCTCTGTTTACAGTCCATATCATTACGTCAGCTATAACGGCTGTATCACCATTGCTTACATCTACAAATCGGGTGTTGCTTGACCAGCCCCATCCATGTCCTATAGGTCCGAACGCTTCTGTTGCGCTACGCACTTGATACTGTGGATCAATAGCTGTAAACGATCTTGACCCGAATGATACTTTCTTTAGGTACTTAGGGTCTGACTTGGAAACTTTATTCCATAGGCTTAGTGTATCCTTAACCTGATTATCCTTAGACATCTTGGTTCTCCTTGTTAACTGTGACGCGAAGTGATCCGCGCTTGTCGCGCTTGATGGTGAGAAGGTCACAGTAAACTTCTCGCTCATCGTTACTAACCATAGCTTTTAGTTCAGACTTGGCTGAATCAAACAGCTTGGCATTTGGCTCATGTTCAATGTAGTCATGGCATCTGCTGATGAACTCGTTATCAGATGACGCATCTCTGCGTACTAGGCCATCAACTTTGAT